GACTCAGGCAGGCACTGACAGTGATAAACAAGCGGTGATCAATTTAAGCGCCAGTGAGGTCACAGAAACTTTCACTCATGTGCGCTTATCTTTGATCACAGCTGCAGCGGCAAGTGACTCGGCGGTTGCTGTTTTTGGCCTCGATGCTCGCTATGAGCCCGCAGCTGATCTTGATTCAGTTGATGAGATTGTCTAACAACAACCAATAGAAAAGGAAGGGGGCGCAAGCCCCTTTTTGAATTATGAAAACAAATTCAACTCTGCAGTACGGCATTGAGGTGATAACCCCTCCATCTGCTGAGCCATTGTCTTTGGCAGATGCGCTTGTTTATTTAAGAGAAGATGCAGACTTTTCAAACGCTGATGAGCTTGAAGCAATAATTACAGTTGCTCGCACATGGGTTGAAGAATTTTTACGCAGGCCATTGCTACCAACGGGATTCACACTATATCTTGATGATTTCGGCGGTGACTTCACACAAATTGTTTTGCCTCGGCCATCTGTGTCGGCTGTTTCAGCCATCAGATACATTGATGAGCAGGGCGAAGATAAAGTTTTGGCAACGACTCTTTATAGGGTTGACATAAAGACATTCTTACCTCGTATCACCCCGGCAAATGATGAGAGCTGGCCCTGTTTGGATAATGTAATAAATGCAGTTGAAATTGATTTCACTGCAGGTTATGCAAATGTTGCATCTATTCCAACGCCTATTATTCATGCAATAAAAATGCTGGTTTCTCACTGGTACGATAACAGGGAGGTTGTGACTTTTGGGTCTGCAGCAATGCCAATGCCAATGGCGGTTGAGCGGCTTCTCGGCCATTATCGAGTGCGGGGCTAATAATGAGGCGTAACACAAAGATTAGATTTATTAGAAACAACGGCATTCAAGAGCCAGTTTATGGGACGGTTGTTGATGATTGGCAAACGGTTGGTGAAACTTGGGCCAACAAAAAAGACAAGCCACCAGGTGATGATGAGGCTGTTCTCGATGGGGCAATTGAAACCACATCTCAAAAAGTCACGCTCAAAATCAGATGGCGTGATGATATCACCTCAAAAGACAGGGTGATTATTTTGCACCCTCTAGCACGCACCATGGAAATTATTGGCGGTCCTGCTGAGATCGGCGCTCGAAAGCAGTACATGCAAATTGAATGTCAAGAGGTGTCAACGTGAGTAATTTATCAAATGTAAAAGGGCTTGATCTGCTTCAAAAAGAGCTTAACAATTTGCCCGCAAAAATGGAAAAAAACGTAATGCGCGGGGCGCTTAGGGCTGGCGCAAACGCAGTGAGAAATCAAGCAAAGTTAAATGCACCCGTTGGCAAGCCCTCTGGCGAGGGTTCAAGAATTTATAAAGGGCACGCTGGCGCACTTAGGGACAGCATCAGAGTCACCACAAAGGCCAAGGGGTTTGGTGTCACTGCAAGTGTTGTTGCTGGTGGAAAGAACAAAAAAACGGGCGCTGATACGTTCTATGCCCACATGGTTGAATATGGCACAGCCCCGCACATCATTAAAGCAAAGAGCGGGCGCAAACTTTCTTTTGGTGGGGGTTTTGCAAGTTCTATTTCTCACCCCGGTGCAGCCCCACGGCCTTTTATGCGCCCGGCTTTGGACTCTAAACATAAAGCAGCGGTATTGGCTGTTGGGAATTACATTAAAAAAAGACTCTCAACTAAGCATGGAATAAATACCGCACACATTAACCTTGAAGGTGACGAATAATGAAAGTACGCGCATTGATAGAAATACCAACCACAGTTGATGGCAAAGTAGTTGGGCCATTTAGAAAAAACCAAGAGTTTGATCTTGATAGTGCTCAGGCAAAAATCTTTATTGATTCGAAAATTGTTGAGGAAGTTTTGCCATCTAAGCCAGCGGCATCTGCAGTCTCAAAGCCAGCGGCTGTAATCCTAGAATCAAAAAGCGCGGGCATACCAAAGCAAGAAAAAGCGCCGATTAATACAGGCAAAAAGGCTAAGTAATGTCAGGTGTTTCAATCATTCGCTATTTGCTGGCCAACAATGGTGATCTCACAGCGGTTGTTTCTGCTGCTAAGATTTCTGCTGGTGTGCTGCCACTGAATACAGCATTGCCTGCAATATCGGTAACTAAGGTATCAGCCAATCAACACAACACTGTGTCGATGAGTTCAATTGCATATGATTGTGATGAGCGGGTTCAAGTCACGGTGCTGACAAAAAGCTCAAGCAGTGTTTCTGGCTATGCTCAACAGCAACAAATTTTAAATTTAGTCCGTGCGGCTTGCCCATTATCTTTGGGGCTTGTTAATGGCTTTGATTGTCAGGGCGTGTTGCCCGATCTTGAGGGGCCTGATTTATTTGATCAGAATGTTGGGGTTCATTCGCAGTCTCAAGATTTCATGGTTAGCTATACACGCTAAAAGTTCAACTTAAAACCAACTGACTCGCGGAATTCTCCGGGGGTTACTTATATCTGTAACAATCGGAGGCAGGAAAATGAGTGCAACAGCAGGTACGACTTTTGGAATCTCGGCGGGAGTGCCGGCATCTTTTGATGTTGCTGGCTATGTGGCTCTTTCATTTACAGCAACGGCAGAAATAACAAATTTCGGACCGTTTGGCGGTCAGTGGAATAACGAAACAAAAAACTTTGTGGCCCTAAAGGGAACCCAGAAAGTAAAGACGAATTTTGACCCCGGCGCGCTTGATCTTGACTTAGATTTGAACACTGATGGCGCTGGTCAAGTGCTTATGAAATCAGCTCACAAATCCACTGCACTTTATGCAATAGAAATCACAACCCCAAACGGTGATATCTACTACTGTCAAGTTCTTGTAAACAGCTTCGATGTAAATTTAAGCGGGCAGGGAGCCAAGCAGACTGCAACCTCATCATTGGCGGTAAGTACGTCAATAACTGACGTTGATTGGGTTGAAGACTTAGCTACCTAACAGGCTGCTGGCTGCTCTCAGCTTTAACGGGCTGAGGGCATACACTTCACAAACAAGGAAAACCCATGAAGCAATTAGAACTGCAAGTTGCTCTTAAATTATCAGGCACTTTAAAAGGTAAAGATAATTCCCGAGTGCCAATTCATTTTGGCCCCACAACCAACTTTTCACATGGTGTTGGAGTTAATGAAGCCAATCAGTTTTTTTTAGAAACTAGAGCCCTGACAGCTGGCCAAAGTGAAGACCTTAATCTGTCTGAGCTAACAGATGAGTCTGGCAATCCTATTGCTTTCACTTCCATCAAGTCATTGGTGGTGTCAGCAGCAGCAACTAACGCAAACAATGTTGAAGTTGGCGGGGCAGAATCCTCTCATGTAAAAACATTGTTTGGCGCAGAAGGTGGTGTTGCAATTGTTCGGCCAGGCGGGCTGCTGGCAATGAGCGCCCCTGATGAAAAAGGTTTTTCAATTACTGCTAAAACGGCAGATTTGTTGAAAATCGCCAATGGTAAAGGTGGCACATCTGTCACTTATACCATTGCAATTGTAGGTACTGTTTAAAAGTTCAACCCTTACCCCGGCTCAGTTAGTTTCTAATCCTCGCGGATTAGGGCTGGCTGGTGTCGGGTTCTATTGAAAAAACGCGAGGAATTAAAATGTTTAATATTAGAGATATGGCAGTTCAGCCAACAGGCAGATTGCATCTAAAAGATTCAAACGATGAGCTTATGTATGCAAAGTTTGACGAGGAAGGCAACCCAATTATTGAATCAGCGGTTGCTGCAATAATTTATGGGCCCGGCTCTAAACAATATGTAAAAGCTCACCACAAAATACAGCAAGCCACCATGGGGAGAATTACGAAAAAAGGAAAGTTGGAAGTTAGCGTTGACGATGCAGCAGCTGAAAAAGCAGAACTTCTCACGGCTATAACCAAAGAATGGGAAAATATGGCTTTTGATGAGATCACATCTCATGAACACATGAGCATGGCGATTTATTCAACTTCGGATATTGGGTTCATTGCTGACCAGGTTTCCAAATACAGCGGGGAATGGGGAAATTTCTCCAAGCCCTCTGTGAAGAGTTAATACTTTTCGTCAAACAGTCTGCGTGGCTGGATGCAGTACCAGACAAGGCAGAGGGCGATAAATCCAAGCAGCGGCAAAAGTCTAGGCGAGAGAAAATGGATGATGAGGGCACTGAGCCAGAACTGCCCTTTGTATCTGCTTCTTATTTGGCAGGCTATCTTTTTGAGGTTGGCCCCCTTGCCCCAGCAGGCATGGGGTCAGGTCCGATCTCTCATTCTGAAATTGCCAGCTGGCAGTTAAACACTGGCATTGAATTGAATGCTTGGGAGTCGAGAACTTTGAAACAGCTCTCGATTGCATATTCAAATCAATCAGGCTTATCAACAGATCGCAATTGCTTTTCACCACTGCAAGAGCTTTCCAAAGAAAAAAGAAGAGATGTTGTTTCAAATCAAATTGCCAGCTTTATGGGCAACAATGTGAGAAAAGGCTAATGGTTGCAGGGCAGTTAGAGATTCAAATGATTGCCAATATGGCGCGGCTGCATTCTGATATGAAGAAAGCAGACAGCACTGTCACTGGCGCTATGACGAAGATCAGCTCTGCTGTGAGTGGAGCAATGAAGTTGCTTGGTGCGCTCGGCTTGGGCTTGTCTGTGAACTTGTTTGGCAGGTTTATCAAAGGCTCAATTGATGCTCAAGATAACCTTGCGAAAATGTCACAGCAAATCAATGTGTCTGTTGAGTCATTGGCGGGGTTAGGCCATGCGGCGGGGCTCGGTGGTTCAAGTCTTGAGGCGATTCAAAAAGCCCTGAAAACGGTATCAACTCAATTGTTTGATGCTGATAAGGGCCTTGCTGAATCAATCAGAAACTTCTCATCTCTTGGCATCGAGGTGCACACCACAACGGGCGCACTCAAATCAGCTGACTCAGTAATGATTGAGGTTGCAGATCAGTTTGCTCAGATGGAAAACGGCACAATGAAAACGGCACTTGCTGTCAAGTTGTTTGGCCGCTCGGGGCTTGAACTGATACCAATGCTCAACGCTGGCAGCGCTGGGCTTGCTGAGATGATTGCTGAGGGCCAAAAGCTAAACCCAGTAACGGCAGAATCAGCAGCGCAGGCTGAGATATTCAATGACAATCTGCTGCGTTTAACTGGTTCTGTCTCATCGGTTGGTGTTGCTTTTGTTAATACTCTACTGCCGGGGCTTACCAGTTTCTCTGAGAAAGCTGTTGAATTTTCTACATCAGGTGATCTTGACAGCGCCATCAACACAATAAGACTGTCGGCAGAGGCGCTGGCGATTGTGCTCGTGACTCGGTTGGCTGCGGCAATTGCGCTCACTGGTGTTGCGTCCGTCAAATCCACTATTGAGCTACTTAGATATCAGACCGCTCTGGCTGGGATGGCGGGAGTTTCTACCACGGCAGCCATTGCACAGACGGCACTTGCAACGAGCATGGGAACGCTCAGGGGCGCTATGGCTTTGCTAGGCGGCCCCATAACCATTATCACTGGCTTGGTTGTTGCTTTGTATGTTGCATACAACAAGGTGACTGATGCTCAAGACAGAGCCCGCAAAGGGGCAATTGAGTATATGAGTGGCACTGGTGGTCTTGAATCTATTGATCTTGCCATTGCTGGTGAGATTAAAAAGCTAAATGAGTTAAATGTCACTCTTGAGAAGGTGGGAAAAAACAGAGCAAACCCTCATGCTGCAGGCGATTATATTGCTTTGCAAAAAGAGCAGGCCAATATTGTTGAATACATAAATGAGCTATCAGTTGAGCGTGTTGCGCTACAAGCAGCTGAGGCGCTGGCCACCACTGAGGGCTCGGCTGCTGTTGAGGTTGCTGCTGACGCGTATGGCGAACTCAGTGAAGAAAGTTTTGCTGCACTAAATCAGATAACTGCCACAGGCATCGTGTTCAGGGGCGGGGCTGATGATGCTTATGTTCTCGCTGATTCGGTTGTAGCTGTTGAGAAAGAATTGAGCAAGCTGCCTGCTACTAGCTCAAGAGTAAACAGGCAAATGCAGTTTGATATTTCAAGAACTCGTGACGAGTTTGGCAACAACTTTGCTGACATGCTTGATGATGGTGAGGGCTATTTTAATTCGCTTCGCAACGCATGGCGGCGAATGCTTAAAGAGATGGCTGGTGAAAAAGTGTTCACCACTCTCTTTGGCGATAGTCCAACTTTCAACTTGCCTGGTGGTTCTGCAGCTAGTTCTGCAGCCAGCGGTGCAACCAATAGTTTTATTAGTAGTGCTGGCGGCGGCGTGGTGTCTGCAGCCATGGCGGGCCTAGCTTTTGAGGCAGCTCAAGCGGGCTCTTTATTAAGCTCTGCTGTTTCAGGGCTTACTGGGGTTAATACAATGGTTGCGCCGGGCACTGCTGTTGGCGGTTTGGGCTCAACTATTACGACAGCAATAGCAGCCATTCCCGGTTGGGGCTGGGCATTGCTCGCAGCTGGCGCAGCTGCCGCAATCCTAAACAATGACGATGGGAAGACGCGCGAGAATGCAGGCTTTTTTGTTGCACCTACGCCTGGTGCGGTCGGCGATCCACGAGCATTCGATGTTGACCCCTTCGCCTCTGGTTTAAATGTGAAAGGATTTGCCCGCAGAGCTGATCAGGCTCAGGCGGTCGAAGTAATTAATGTTTTCAGAGACATTGATTTTGCATTTGTTGAGATGATTTCTTCACTTAATGGAACTCTTGACCTAACTAATGCGGCACTAAACGGGCTTGATGAGGAAGCCACAGCAGGCAGTCAGGGCACGTTCTTGGGTCTTGGTGGCAATGGCGGTCTTGGCGGTGATATTCCCGCACAAATCAACTCATACATTGAGCAGCTGGTGAATCATGTGGGCGGTCTCGATGAGTCGTTAATCAGTGCAATTCAAGCGGCGGCAGATGGTGATGAAGTCTTTGCAATATTGGCGGCTGAACTTGAGAAAAGAAATGAAATTGATGCCATTGCAATACCAATAGCAGCTGAGAGAAACAGCCTGCAACAAGAGCTTGATGATCTAACTCTTACAAGAATTGAGTTACTTGACAGAGAGCGCGAGGCATTAGATGAAACAAATCAGGCTATCTTTGACAGTATTAGACAAATTGAAAACCTTGCACTTGCTTTAGGTGCTGAGGCGACATTGAAAGGTGCTCTGGCAGATGCTCGGTCAGCTCTGAGAGCGGTT